GTGAAATTCCCACATTTCTTGACACAGAGGGGGGTAGTTTGTAATACTCAAACCATCTTTTTATGGAAAATCAAAAAAAATGAAAGCTCATAACAAATTACCACCAGAACTTCACATCATTAAGGGAAGTGCCCCTAAGACCCAGTTGCTTCCAGAAAGCATCAAAGAGAGAATCCCTGAAGCTGAGTGGGTAGCCAATCCAGATTCTTGGAGCAAGAGTAAATTCATTGAGGAAACTTCTGAATTCTTGTATCAGGTATATGGCATTGGGTCGGCACAGGATAGGCATAGCTTGGCAATGTTGGCAGATCAGATAGACACCTATATTCAATGCAATAAAGCATTAGCATTAGAACCATTAGTAATTGAATATAATGGCGGTAAGACATTTGGACCAAATCCTAATTTTGCAATTCGCAAGGAAACTTTGAAATCAATCATTGCCCTTATGAATGAATTAGGACTTACTCCTAAAGGTCGATTAGCAAAGACAAAATCTTTAGATAACAGCACATCACAGCAATTAATGAGAGGTCCGAAAGGATGATGGATTGGCAAGATGGGGTACTTTATGCGGTACAAGTATCCAAAGGTGAAATAGAAGTTTGCAGAAATATTAAGTTAGTTTGTCAGCGGTTCTTGAATCAAATCGAGAATAAGGAATGGGAATGGTTTTTTGACCCAGACTATCCGCAACACTTTCTTAGTTTCATTGCGACTTTAAAGCATACCAAAGGACCTGATGCTGGGACACCTATTGTTCTTCAGCCTTGGCAAATATTCTTGGTATGTGCCATATATGGATTCAGAAGCAAAAAAGACCATTCAATTCGGATGGTTACAGATGTTATTGTTTTCATTCCTAGGAAAGCTGGTAAATCCACACTAACTTCTGCAATCGGTCTTTATGAGTTGGTATTTGGCGAAGCAGGTCCAGAGGTATTTACTTTAGCTACTAATCGCGAGCAAGCCACCATTGTATTTGATTCTGCTAAAGGCTTTGTGGAATCAGCACCTAGTGATATTGCCAACTGGTTTAATGTTAATAAGTATGAGATTAAAAAGGTTAATGATTCGCAATCTATGTTTAAGGCATTAAGCCGAGATACAAAGAAAACTGGGGATGGTAAGAATCCATCTTGTGTAATTGTGGATGAAGCTGCTGCTATTGTGGATCGCAACTCAATTGAGGTTCTTCACTCTGGTATGGTTGCCAGACAGAACCCATTGAGGATTTATATTACTACTGCCAGTTTCTCAAAGGATACTAAGTTCTATGAGGATATGCAGATGTTTGAATCCATGCTTAATGGTGAAGCATCGGATAACCCTAGATGGTTTGGGCTACTTTATTCTATAGACCCTCAGGATGATTGGAGAAATCCAGAAATCTGGGCTAAAGCTAATCCTATGCATGGAATCTCAGTATTCCAAGAAGCTATTGCTCAAAGGTGCGAAGAAGCCAAGCATAAGCCAGCAACTCTTAATGAATTCTTATGTAAGACCCTTAATATCTATGTAAGTGCCAATACTGCATGGGTTGATAGAGCTTATTGGGATGATGAAAAGTGTTTAATCAAGCCTAGAGAAGAAGAACCAGAAGCGGTATTTATTGGATTCGACTTAGCTTCTACTCGAGATTTAAATGCAGTCTGTACCCTAAAAAGATATGGAGAATTGGATTTTGAAGCGAGTTGGCAATTCTTTTTGCCAGAAGAAGGATATAACCTAATACCAAAGCATTATCAGGACATATTCAGAGTTGCTATTAATTCTGGTACTTTAAAGCTAACACCAGGCAATGTAATGGATGATATGGAGATTTATAACTATATTAAAAATCAATGTGCCGAATATGATGTCAAAGAAGTGGGATATGATGCCTATAATGCAGGTAATATAGTTGCTCGATTATATGATGATGGAATTCCTGTCAAAAAGGTGGGGCAAGGAATGGCAGTATTATCTAACCCATCTAAGTATGTAGAAAAATTAATTCTTCAGCATAATATCAAGCATGATGGTAATCCCTTTATAGGATGGCAATTAGGGAATGTGGAAGTTTGGGAAGATGTTAATGGGAATATTAAATTAAGAAAGAATGAAGCTGATAAATCTGCTAAAGTTGATGGCATTATTGCTATGATTATTGCCATGCATTGCAGTTTAGATAATCCTTATGTATCAAGTTCATTTGGATTCAGAGCTTTTTGATATATAATAATTAAAAAAGCGGAGTTAATATGGGTATTTTAGATATTTTCGGTGGCAAAAAATCGGTAAAAAATGAATCAAATACCCTATTTGGTCAGACCCAATTAGGCAACCAAGTTGTTCGAGTTAATCAAAATGGACAACAAGGCTCTGCATTCCAACTTCTATATGTAACTACTTCAAGCACTACTAATGCTGGTCGCATTGTGGATATGTCGGTATTAAGCCGAAATTCTACAATTATGAGCTGTATTGGTGTTATCGCTAGAGCATTAAGCCAATTGCCAGTCAAAGTTATGTACAAGATGGATGATGGCACTTTTGAAGATGTATTTCAATCTGATAAAGCTGGTACAAGGGATAAAAATAAAGCTCGTCAAGTTCTTAATTTAATGCAAGAACCCAATAACTTTCAGAATCAATATGAGTTTTGGTATCAATGGGTTATGTGGTATCTGATGGCAGGTGAGGTATTTACTTTGCTTTATCGCAAAGATCAAAAAGACCCTAATCAGACCCCAATTGAGATGTATAACTTGGATGCGACATTAATCACAGTCCAGATTAACCCAATGCGGTATCCGACTTACAGAATGTCTACTCCTACCTATGGTTTCAATAAAGATGAACCATTGGCAGCTCATCAAGTAGTTCATTGCACAGAGCAACCTTGGCAGGGTTCTGCTGGTTTCAACAAAGCTATTTTGGCAACTGAATTAGTAGCTTTAGATACAGATATTGATTTGTATGCTAACTACATCATGCAAAATGGGGCAAAGCCATCTGGTATCTTTAGCACTACACAAGTGATTCCTGATGCTAAGTTCAAAGAAATTGCAGCTCGCTTAAAAGAAGCATGGTCTAGCATGACAGGTTCAAAGCCTACAGATCAAAGCAAGCCTGGACAGTCTATTCTTCTAGACCAAGGTATGACATGGACACCAACCCATATGCTTACTTTGCAAGATGCAGAAGCATCTAAGCTAAAAGAGCAAACAACTAATAGAATTTGTGCATTATTTGGTGTACCACCACAAATGCTTGGTCTTTCACAAGGCAAATACAACAACACACAGACATTATTGGATGAGTTCTATAAAACAACTATGTATCCAATGATTATCAATATTGAGCAAAAGTTTAAAATGCAATTGCTTAAAGGTTATCCAAATTTAAGTATCCGATTTGATACAAAGGATTTCTTAAAAGGTGCAGCATTAGACCAAATGAACTTTGTAACTGCTGGAGTTGCTTCTGGCATTATGACACCTAATGAAGCTAGAGAATATTTGAATATTGGTAAAATTGAAGGTGCTGATGAGCTATTAGGCACAGATGCCACTAAGATTTCACAAACAAATGTACCTGTAGGTGCTAAGACTGCAAAAATTGACCCAATACCAGGAAGTTCACCAACTGATACTGGTGGCGGTGGCGGTAATCAAAAGAGCAAAATGAATATAGGTAAATAAGATGAGTTTAATTAAAAAGATAATTAAGGTATTATCTAAGCAAGTTAAACAAAATGATGTTAAACTTCCTTTAAAAGATAAAACCCCAAATAAGATAAAAGATAATAATCAAGCTATTAATAATGGGGTAATTAATGAAGAATCTAACTCTAGTTTGCGAAGCAAAACTAAGCCTAGAAAAGCAGTCGAAAGACCAACAAAGCCCAAGCGGAAAAATCTCAGCTAGAGCAACCACTTGGGGTGCTAGAGAAGGCTTGGATGGTAGAAGATTCAATTACCAACCAGAAGGCTTTGCAGAATGGGCTAATGAGTTTGCCAAAGCTGGTAAACCTTTGCCAATGTTCTTAAACCATAATGATATGGGTATGCCTGTTGGTGAATGGACAGAATTTAATTTTGATGCAAGCGGTATGACCGCTGAAGGTCGTCTATTCCTTAATACAGTAGGTGGCTCTGATGTCTACAATGTGTTAAAAGAATCTCCAAATCTATTTGGTGGTGTATCAGTTGGTGCTTATGCTGATGAAGCCAAAATGGTTGATGCTGATGGCAATGATGCAGAAGATGATAATGATGAAGCCTATTTCCAAATCACTAAAGGCGGTTTGAGAGAGCTTTCTGTTGTTATGTATCCAAATAACCCAGCAGCAGAAGTTATGCAGTTGGAATGTTTTGATGCTGAAGGACATATCAACCCAAGAAATTTAGAGAAAGTCTTGCGTGAAGCTGGATTATCTAAAAAAGTTGCGACCACCGCAGCTAGTATTTTCAAGCAAGTATTAGAAAAGCGTGATGCCCCTAAGAAACTTGAAGAAACACCTATACAGAGTGAAACTGTTGCGGTGGAAGAAGCCGATGCAGTTCTTAAAGCCCTAGAGGAAAGAGAATTGTTGAAAGCATTATCTAATCGTATTAAATAAGGAATCTAAAATGTCTGAAAAGATTATTGAAAAGCTAGATTCTATCGAAGCCCAAACATTGGCTAAAGTAGAAGAAGCTAAAGCAGCAGCAGTTGCAAAAGTTGAAGAAGCAGTAGTACCTTTGTCAGAAAAGTTAGCTACTTTAGAAGCTCGCATTTCTGAAATGTCTGCTCCATCAATCATTCATACTTCTAAGTCTATCAAAGAAGATGTAAACAAATCAGTTCGTGAACAGCTCAAAAAGTTTTACAAAAAGGGCGGTTCAATGGAGCGTGAGCTTAAAATGTTTGAAGATGAAGGACAATATGCAGCTTATATGTCTGAATCATCAGCATTGACTGGTGGCGGTGCTGGTGTGGGTGGTCGTACAGCCTATGACCCAGTATTCCATAAACTTCGCTTGATTAACCCAATGCGTGGTGTGGCTCGTACTGTTTCTACAGAAGGGGCAACATATCAATTCAGAGCTAAAACTGGTAATGCTGGTGCAGCATGGGGATATGCAATCCAAAACAACGGAGCACAAACAACTGAAGATACAACAATCTGGCAATTAACTTTGCAAGACTTGAATGTGCAGTTCCCAATCCGTACAGCAGCTTTGGATGACATTGATGGTTTAGAAGCCAATGTGGTTGATGATATGTTGATGGAATTTAGCCAACAAGAAGGCTTGTCCATGATTCAGAACAATGACCAAGGTGCAACTACATTGCCTTATGGTGGTTCTAATGGCTTGCGTGGCTTGAATCAATATCCTGGTGCTAACAGCGTTTATGCTGGCGGTACTATTTCTACAGCAGCTTTCGGTTCTAGCGGTACTGGTTCTACAAGCGGTTTACATTCAATCGCTACTTATGACCAGATCACAACTAACGGCAATGCAACAACAAACCATGTAACTTTTGATGACATCGTAAACTTTGTTTACTTGTTACCACAAGAATACTGGACACCTACAGCTCGCTTTGTAGTTAATCCATTGATGTTGGCAGCTATTCGTGGTTTAGTAGACCAAAATGGCACACCAATCTTTGAGCGTATGGCTCCATTGGAAACTGATGGCATCGTAGGTCGCTTGTTAGGCTTTGATGTTGTAGTTAATAAGTATTTGGATGTTCCAGCAATCTATTCTGCTTCAGCAGGTACAGATAGCTTGTATCCAATGTACTTTGGTGATTGGCAGCGTGGTTTCACAATTGTGGACCGCTTGAATATGGTTCTTCGCAGATATGACCAGACACTCCCAGGATTTATTACATTTTTTGGAGAAAAGCGTCTAGCAACCAGCGTCCAGGACCCTTTCAGTATTATCCGCTATCGCTCTACTGATACAGCAACTAAAGCGTAATAAAGGTCGGGGGTCAAAAGCCCCCACCTTTTCTTTCATTAATTGGAATTAAAAATGAGCCAAAATCTAATCCTAGAAGCAGTTAAATCAGCCTTAAAAGAAGGCGAAGCTAAAGTAAATTTAAATGAAGCATCAGCACTAACTGGTTCTGGTTCAGGTGTTGGTGGTCGTGTAATTTATGATGATGCATTCGCTGCATTGCGTATGGCTAACCCAATTAGGGGTCTAAGCCGAGTAATAAAAACAACTGGCTCTGATGAAGCGTTTGTCGCTAAAATCGGTAATGCCACAAATATTCAAAATGGTTCTGTAAACCCTTGGGGCTATGGAATCAACAATAACTCTGGTGTACCAAATATTGCCACTTCATTTTGGCAAATTTCAGTTAAATCTATTAATGCTGTAGTACCTATTCGTACCGCAGTTATGGATGACATCAATAATCTTGATGGTGCAATTGTTGGCGATATTGCCTTAGAATTTGCACAGCAAGAAGGTCTTTCAATGATGTTGAATGATGATTCTTCTGGTTCTACTACAGTTCAAACTGGTGGAGTATATGGCTTGCGTGGTTTAAATTACTACACAGGTTCTACAAGTGCAGCATCATTTGGTACTAGCGGTTCTGCCGATACAAATGGTAGACATACTATGTATCAGGTTCAACAGGATTCACCAACAAGCATTGCTTACAATGATTTAGTTTCTTTAGCTTCAGCATTGCCATCACAATACTGGAATGACCCATCAACTGCTTGGATGATGCATCCATCAACTATTTTGCAATTGCGTGAGTTAAAAGATACTGGTGGATTGCCATTATTCTTGGAAATTGGCGATAAAGATGGTTACTCAATTGGTAATATCTTTGGACATCCAGTAATACCTAACCCATATATGCAAGTAGCTGGTTCTGGCAACTATCCTGTTTATTTAGCTGCATGGCAGAGATTTGTTACTATTGCAGACAATGAAGAAATGAGCATTAAGCGTTTAGATCAGTATCAACCAGGTTTCATTAACTTGTTCTGTGAAAAGCGTACTGTTTCTACAATTAGAGATGTTTTCGCTGGTGTTCGTTTAGTCGGTTAAGGATAACCCATGCCATTAGATAGTCTAACAAATGGACCATTTCTAGGTACTGCTAGAAACCCATTTAGCTATGAAAAAGTTGAGCAAGTAAGCCGAGATACTCAAACAGCTTGGCTTACTCTTGATGAGATTACTCAACAGCTAAACTTATTCGATGACCAAAGCCAAGATAGTTACCTATCAGGGCTTGAGGTTGCCACTCGTATGGCGATTGAGGACTATCTAGGTATGTCAATATTCCCAATCAGCTATAAAGTCTACTATGGGGCTTTTAATGGTATGACAGGCACACAAGTGTGCTTAGACTTGCCAGAAGTATCTCAGGATAACCAAGGGCAATTAGGGACTGTTATTAATTCAGTAGGATATTGGACTTCTTCAACTCCACCAGTATTTACTTTATTAGATAAAACTTCTTATTACTATGATCCAACTGGAAACAAAGTAGTATGCAATGGCATTCCTAATGAGATTAATCAGGTGATGACTAATCCTATTGTGGTTCAATACACAACAGGAGCAAGTCCATTAGCTCGCTATCCAGTCATTAAACAAGCTGGATTATTGCTTTTAACTCATTTGTATAACAATCGTAGCGATACCTTACAAGGTGGATTGAATCAGATTCCTTGGGGTGTTGATGTTCTTTTGCGACCATACAAGCCCTTAATCATGTAAATTATGTTTTATACATACGCACATATTACTCTTGATACAAATAAAATCTTTTATATTGGTAAAGGTTCTGGGATGCGATTGTTTAAAAAAGATGCAAGAAATAAACATTGGCATAATACTGTTAAAAAACATGGATATAAAAGTATAAAATTAGCTGAATGGCTTACTTCAAATGAAGCATTTGCCCATGAAAAATTCCTTATTTCATGTTTTAAAGATATGGGATATAAATTAGTAAATCAATCAGAAGGTGGAGATGGTAATTCTGCTTTAGGTGGTTTGTCTTTTAAAGGTAGAAAGCATACAAAAGAAGCTATAGAAAAAACTATGGCTTATGTTCGTGGAATCCCTAAAAGTGCTGAATCTAAATTAAAAAATTCAATTGCACATAAAAAAGCTATAAAAATTAATAATGTTATATATTCTAGTTGGCAAGAAGCTAGTAAAGCAACTGGAATTCCTATTGGAAGTATTAATTATTTACTGAATAATAATCCATCCAAAGGGAAATGGATTGAATTTAAATTAGAAAGAGTGATGTAATGGCAATTGCTCGCTATGAGAATATAACTGTTAATCGAGTAACCAATTCAACTGATGATTTTGGTCAGCAAAACACAACTATCACAAAGTGGTTTGATACTAGAGCGAGAGTTATGGATGTTCATAACAATCTGAATGTAACTTCAGACACTCGCTTTTATACTGATTTAGTTAAATTGGTGCTTAATTACACTCCAAATACAAGAGAAATAGTAAATAATCAGAATCTTTATAGTATTTATTGGCGAGGTTTTGATTGGAGAATTCAGGATTGTTTTGAAACAAATGATCGCATGAATGTAACTTTCACTTGCTATAGAAATGATCCGAGTGTGCCAGTATGACAACTCAACAAAATCCAGTTAATTATGCCAAGGCAGTTCAATATCAATTGTCTAGTATTGTTGCTCCTGTGCCTGTTTATGCGAACTTTAATAGGAATTTTGCGACAGAGCCTAAGTTTATTACTTGGCATTTAAGAAATATTCATCAACCAGTTTATACAGGCTCAACTCAATCTGTAAAAGGCATTGATAGACCTGTATTTCAAATTGGTATTTTCACTCAAAAAGTGGAAGATGGGTTTGCAATAGGCAATACTATATTGCAATCATTGCATGGGTATAGTGGGCAGTTTGGCGGTCCAAGCGGATTTTACATTGCAAAAGCTGATGTAAATTGGTTGTATAATACTTTCGATGATACGACAGGATTCAACCATGTCTTTTTGGATTGCCAAATTGATATTCCTACTTAACAAGATAATCAGTTTAAACTTTTTAAAAAGGAAATAAAAATGGCTTTACCTAATCAAATTCTACCTGGCTTTAGTGCTTCACTTTGGGCACAAACTGGTGCAACTCCAACTCCATTAACTTTATCTCAATTGTCTACATGGACTGACGAAGTTCAAGACATCGTAGGTACTTCTGCTAATGGTTTAGGAACTTCTGGCGAACAATTAAATGTTGAAGCTATCCCTGCATTTGGTCAAGATGATGCATCAGCAAACTTTGCTGTAGCTGGTTCTCGTCAATCAGACATCATTCCTACACAAAGCAAGCCAACTTCATTGAGCATCACAGCAGCTTGGAATCCTAGCGATGTTGGTTTATTGCTAATGAGAGCAGATGCTTATAGCGGAGTAATTGATCGCACTTTTGTTATCGCGGCGGTAAGCGGTTCAAATACAGTAGCTTATGCATTTACAGGCAGAGTATCTGAGTTCAAGATTGATGCTGCTCCTGGTGCTGAAGCTAAATGTACTTTTACTATCCATCCTCGTGGCAACCAATATGGTTGGTCTAACAACAGTTAATAAAAGATAGGACAAAATGACAACAATACAAAACAATAATGACCTTTTAAGCTATTTGATTAGCCAAGCTGGTTCTGGTAATAAGAATTGGTTTGGCTATTCACAGCAAAGATTAACTGGCATTGATGTAGCCTATAAAATAGCAATTAATCATGCTGATACAATGACCCCAGAGGAAGTTGTTGAGTATGTAATTAAGTTAAATAACACAATACATTCCAAGATAATAAAGGGTGAAAATGAGCAATCTCGCATCTAAGCTAGGCAAGTCCTATGAAGCAGTAAAAGACCAATCAAAAATCAAAAAAATCACCATTGAAGTTGGTGAAGTTAAATTTGATTTAAAGGTAAAAATTCCACTCAAAAAAGAGATGGAAGAAATGCTAGAAAGAATCTCAAGTCCATCTGAAGAAAAGGTGGATGCTCTTTATTTAAAGCTATCTGAAGGTGTTAGAAAAGCCCTTGAAGATGGTGGAGAAGAATTTTTAAAAGCAGTTAATTCTGAAAAAGAAACTATCATTGTTGAAGATAAGGACATCATTGTGGATGGCACTTCAATAAGGACAGTTGCAAATTTTACTGCAATCAATGAAAATCAAGTTGAGGAATATTTCCACCTATTACAAGCGGAAAATGGCGAGCAAATCACAGAATCTTATGATGATATTGTCGCTGAATTCCCAGATGTTGTGATTAAAGAAATCATCACTCAGATTGATTCTGCAATTAGACCAGACTACAAGACAGCAAAAAAAAACTAAGGAGTAGCCTAAGAAGGCAAGTTAGAGCAGCTATGATCTTCAATGGTCATACTGCCGAATACATAGATTCCTTAGATGAAGAAACATTTACGGAGTTGCAAGTTATGTATGCTGATGGTTTACTTGGAAATAGTGCAATCTATGATGCTTTGACCCCTATTACTACAGGGGTTTTCAACTATATTCGACCTGCAAATACTCCAGCTTATCGCTCAGAGCAAATATTTTCATGGGTGAATGAGTACAAAAAGAACCCAGAATTTGATGCAAAGCCTTCTGATGGCTTACTGTTATTCATGTCGCAAGCCCCAGGATTCTCATTTGATAAGGTAAGAAAGCATGGCTGAAGCATTTAAAGTTGAAGGCTTTGATGCCCTTTTTAAACAAATGGATGAACTTTCCGAGGAAATAGGTAAAGGAAAGACTGATCGCATTTGGCGAAATGCTTTAGGAAAGGCTATGCAACCAGTTTGGGATATGGCTAAAGCTATTGCCCCAGGCGAATGGGAAGGCGATACAGGACAGCTTAGAGAGCATATTTTTATGAAAGTAGTCCGACCAACTGCCAATGATAAAAACAAAAAGTATTATCAGGGTGAAACTTTTATGGCTTTGGTCTATGCAAGTCCAATCCGAGATGATGCAATTAAAAAAACAGTTTTAAACAAAAGAGGAAAGTTTCAGACATTTTGGACAGGTAAAAAGCCAGTAGCTATTTCTCAAGAATTTGGTAATAAAAGACTTATAAATTCAGAATTTGGGACTGCTGCAAAAGGGGCACATCCATTTTTAAGACCTGCTTTAGAAGCTAATGCTAGTCGATGTCAAACTATATTAGGGTACGCTATAATGGATGCAATAGAGAAGATTGCTCAAAAGAATAAGGGTAAGGGTTAATTATGTCGCAACAGATAGGCTCATTATCGGTAAAATTAGGTCTGGTTACTGTCGAATGGGATCAAGCGACAGCCAAGGCTAAAGCACAAGCTAAAGACCTACAAAAGTCCTTTAATGAGCTTGGTGAGGGAATGAAAACCCTACAAGGTTATTGGAAAACCTTGGGCGGTGGCATTGGAGTTGCTTCTATTGGATTTGCAACCCTATTAACTCAGGCTCTATCTTATTCTAAAGAAATCAGGGATTTATCTGATGCTTATGGAATATCAATGGCTAAGACAATGCAATTCAGAGATGCTTTGCAAAGGTCTGGTGCATCTGCCGAAGGTGCAGCTAAAATCATGTCCACTCTTTTCTCAAAGATTCAACAGGCAAAAGAAGGCAATGAGGAAACTATTACTCAGTTTGAAAGAATGGGTGTTAGCTTTAAAGAGCTTACTCAATTATCTCCAGAACAAGCAGTAAATAGAGTATTCCAAGCATTATCAAAAATACCTGATGTTTATCAAAGAATTAAATATTCTAAGGATTTATTAGGAAAAGCTGGTGTAGGTATTAGTGCTGAAGAAATGTCCAAGAATCTTGGTATGTCTTTGGAAGGCTATAGAAAGCATGAAGCCGAATTAGAAAAGATGTCTAGAGTTGCAGATAATCTTAAAACTAGCATGAATAATTTAACTTTAGCTTTTACAAGCCTTATTTCTCCATTTGCTAGAGAAGGTCTTATTTCTGTTGAGAAATTTAAAGTTGCATTAGTAACTATGGGATCTGTTGCTGTAGTTAATGGCTTAATGAAAGTTGTGGAAGCTCTTAAATTAATTAAAGATGCTACTGTGGCTTTAAATATTTCATTATCTTCTAGTTCTGCTTTGAGTGCTATGTTAGCAGTTATTGGATATGTATATGCAATGGGAGCAGAGCAAGAAGAAAAGATTAGACAAAAAGCAGCTCAACCAGCTAAATACAGCATAAGCATGAAAAATGTAACTGCTGCTAATCCTAATGCTGTGCGTGAAGAAATAAAAACACCAGAAGAACAAAAAGCAATTGCAGATCAATTAGAAGCTAATAATGCAGCTCGTATCCAATTGGATACATTAAGACAAAAAATTGAAGATCAAAAGAAATCTTTAATTATTCAAAAAGAAGAAAATGAATATGCTTTAGAAGCCTATAAATATTCTGATAATCAAAATAAACAAATGGCATTAGCATTTGAATATAGAAAGCAAATATTAGCTTTAGACCAAAAAGAAGCTGATATTAAAAAACAATATGCAAAAGAAGATGCTATGAGAAAAACTGCTTTAGAAGGTGTTAAAGCAGAAAAACAAGCAGCCAAAGAATCATATCAATTAAGAGCTGAAAAAATTGCTCAAGATGAACAACAGCGTAGAGATTTTAATTCTGGATGGAATCAAGCATTTAAAACTTATTCTGAAGATGCTAAAAACTATTCTAAAGTTGGAGCTGATGCTTTTAAATCAATTACTAGCAATATGGAAACTGCCATTGTTAATTTTGTAACAAAAGGTAAATTTAGCTTTAAGAGCTTAACTCAATCCATTATTGCCGACCTTATTCAGATTCAAGCCAAGATGATGGCAAGCAATCTTATTTCTGGATTGTTTGGTGGTTTAATGAGTGGAGCTGGTGGTCTATTAAGCTCTGTGATGGGGTCATCTTCTACCGACTTTTTAAATGCTGGAGCTAGTTATAGCAGTGTTGGATTAAAAGCATCTGGTGGTTCTATTTCTGGTGGATCACCTTATATTGTTGGCGAACAAGGTCCAGAGATGATTATCCCAGGACAATCTGGTGTTGTTGTGCCTAACAATCAACTATCCAATTCTATGGGCGGTGGTGGTATTACTTACAATGGTCCATATATTGCCAATATGTCCGCAATTGATACTCAATCTGCTACTCAGTTTTTAGCTAAAAATAAAACAGCGGTATGGGCAGCTAACCAATCCGCACAAAGAGGATTGCCAACAAGCAAATAAACTATGCCAAATTTAACTACTATCCTAGCCATATCTGAGCAAGTAAATATCAATGACCAAAGATTTGTGGGTCAGGTAATTTCTCGAAATCAAAGAATAAGTACAAGTGAGATTGTTACAGTAGTCCCATTTCAATTTGATTTTAAGCCTAATGATTATCAGCTTTATAGTCAAAGCAGACCACTTTTAGCCAATCTTAGATACTATGATAAGTCTTTGGAGCAATATTTAAACTTTGGCTCTACTGGATGGCTAAACTATATTCAATATCAAGGCGGTTTAACACCTACTCAGATTCCTTTGTGCAGTTGGACTTCTGCTTCTGCTGCTAAAAATCTAGTATTAGATGTATCCGCAGCTAGTGTATCTTCTGGTACTTATATTGTGAAAGCTGGCGATTTCTGCCAAGTTGGTCGATATGCTTATATAGCAACTCAAAATGTCCAATACACAAGCGGAACAACTGTAACAATCCCAGTTCATCGCAATCTTATTACCGCGGTAGTAAGCCCAATAGCAGCAGTACTAGGGCAATATGGAACAACTGTATCAATGGGTGGCAATACTTATACAGGCACTACTTTCCCTGTTATCCTTCAGGGATACCCTACTTATACTCTTATTCCAATGACTAATGATTCATTCATTAAATGGAATGGTACTTTTAAGGCTTTTGAAAGTGTATTATGACAACCCCAATAACACCAATAGAAAATACAAATAATATAAGATATGCCGACTTTATAAAGGTTGTTACAAGTGGCGGTACTTATTATTTTTCAACAGCTCCAAGTTCAATAACTGTTTCTGGAATTGGAACTTTTGATGGATTGGGGCAGTTAGTCAGCATTGGCAAAATTCAAAGGGATATTAAATCCACAGCCAATCAGACATCTATAACTTTAAATGGTATTGATACCGCTATGCTTGGATGGGCACTTGGTCAGAATATCAAGGGTTCTCAGCTTACCATGTGGAAAGGGTTTTTTAACCCAGATGGCACACTAATAACTTCTGGGGGTACTGGTGGTTTATATCAATACTTTTATGGGTTTATTGATACTTTCCAAATTGCAGAAACTTGGAATGAAGAAGTAAGGCAATATTCAGGTGTTATCAATGTTAGTGCAGCCAATATTCAAATGATTTTGCAGAATAGACAAGCTGGAAGATTTACCAATAATGCTAGTTGGCAGTTTTATACCCCTAATGATACTTCTATGGCTAGGGTTTCTACTATTGCAACAATTTACTATCCATTTGGTAAACAATGATTAGGTTAGCGAATAAATTTGATAATGCTGAAATAATCAAGCTATTTAAAGAATTCCAAGAAAAGCATCAATTAGGCTTGGTTGAGGAAAAGTTTAAATGGTCTGAGGAATATGCCAATCAGCAATTAAATAAGCTATATGCTGGTCTTGGTTTTGTATTAGTTGATGATGAATATAAGGGTGTTTTGTGTGTAATAAAAGCACCTTGTTTTTGGGTAAAAGATTTATTTATTCTTCAAGAAGTCATGTGGTATGGGCAAGATAAAAAGACTTCAGTTAGATTATTGAAAGAATATATTAAAATAGCTAAGAAGTTAAAAGAAGATAAATATATAAAAGAGTTCTATTTTTCATCATTAAATAATACAAATTTTGAAAAATATGGGGCAAAAATAACAGCTTATGATTGGGTAATTCAATGACCACAGTAATTGCAACATGGATAGCAGAAACCTTTGTAGTCAGTATGTTTACTGCCGAAGTTGTTACTATGGCTTTGACATTAACAGCATCAGCCATTATTGCTAAATTATTAGCTCCAAGCATTCCAAATGCTCCACAGTTGCCTATTATGAACTTACAAGTTCAACCAGCAACTAATAATAAATTGCCTGTAGTTTATGGTGATTGTTATATTGGTGGCACTATTACTGATTTATCTATTTCATCTAATAATCAAGATTTATATTATGTCTTAGCATTATCAGAAGTTACTGGCAATGGTTCTGATTCATTTAGTTTTGGAAATATATTCTATGGTGGTCGCAGAGTATTATTTTCTGGATATTCATTTAATAGCATAGGTATTACAGTTGCATCTGTAACTGGTAATCAGATTACTTATACTGGTACTCCTAGTATTACCATTAAAACTGGCACAAATTTAACTTTTAGCAATAGCGGAACTCCTATTGTTTATGTAGTTAGCGGAATAAATCCAACCACTAAAACCATTCAATTCTCAATTTCTATTGATCCAGGTGTGGTTTCTAGCAATATTTATCAATTTGTTAATGGGGCAAATTCTCCGCAAGTTGTTGGTTTACAAGATGCTTCTAGTGGTGTTATTGATACTGCTATTAATGGCTATATCAATATCTATTTGTATTCTAATGGTTCAAATATCCCTGCTAATAGTAATTTAACTGCTATACAAGTTATGCAAGCTAGTGGATTAACTTATCAATGGGATTCAAATAAGTTAATGACTAACACTTGTTTTGCTATTGTTCATTTAACTTATAACTCAAATGCTGGTGTTACAGGTATTCAACAAACCCAATTTGAAATTATTAATTCAAGAAGTGCCCCAGGAGATGTGCTGTATGACTATTTAACAAATACAGTTTATGGAGCAGCTATCCCATCTAGCCAAGTTGATACAGGAAGTATTGCAACTTTAAATGCTTATTGTGCCGAAACTATTACTTTTAACAATTATTTAGGTGTTGCATTAACTCAACCAAGATTTGTATTTAATGGTGCAATAGACACAAATCAAACAGTATTAAATAATATTCAATCAATGTCTAATTGCTGTGATTGCTTGGTTAAATATAATGAAATATTAGGATTATGGAGTGTAGTAACTCAAAGCACAGCTTATTCAGTTGCTATCGATATTAATGATAGCAATATGGTATCTAGTTTATCTATTACTTCAATGGATATTTCTAATACTTATAATATTGCTCAATGTGAATTTCCAGATATAACTTTAAATAGTTCATTTAATACAAGCACCATTAACTTAAATTTAGTTGATCCTGCTTTGCTTTATGCCAATGAGCCAGTAAATAGCCAATCAATTCAATTACCGCTTTGCAACAATGATGTGCAAGCTCAATTATTAGCTACTAGATTCTTAAAGCAAGCTCGATTAGATTTGCAAGTAACTTGCCAAGTTGGTTATATTGGTCTTGAATTAGAAGCTGGCGATGTGGTAACTGTAACCAATGCCAATTATGGATGGGTTGCTAAACTATTCCAAATCTTTAAAGTAGAGCAAAACTTTGCAGCGGATGGAGCAATTACTGTTTCTTTGACTTTGCAAGAATTTGACCCTAATGTCTTTGCTGATATATCAATTACTCAATATACTCCACCATCAAATACTGGGCTAAGTAATCCTAATATCTTTGGCACTATTCCAGCTCCAACTATTAGCAATTCACAAGTAAATGCAGCAGTACCATCATTCCAAGTTAATGTAACTACAAGTAGCCAAGGTATTGTGGAATATGCCAATATCTATTATTCAGCTTATTCTAATCCTTCTACAAGCCAATTAATCTTTGCTGGTACTACTCAAGTTCAATCTGCTGGTACTACTTATGGTAATAATGTAGCAATTCCACCAACAACAATAACTGGAATACCTGCTGGCAATTGGTATTTCTTTGTTCAAATGGTGAATTCTTTAGCTACTTCTCCATTAAGCCCAGCAAGCACAGTATTCAATTGGCGACCTTTGACATTCCAATATTCAAGCAGATATTTGTCTGTGGCTTATGCAACAAGTGCAACTGGTACAGGGTTTACTTTCACAAGGTCTGGGGCTACTTATTTTGGTATTAAAAATCAAAATACAACAACTCCAGACACTAGCCCATCAGATTACTCTTGGTATCCAGCAAGTTTCGGTACTTCTAACTATTTATTATTCTGTAATCGCACAAACTATTTAACTAGCTTTGCAACTGGTGGAGCTAATTTAGCTGCTGGCTCTGGTGCTTTTGTACCAAGTGATACAGGCACTTATGACCCATCTATTTGGCTTGCTTTGCCTGATGGCACAAATATTATTGATTTAAACCAAAGGACAGGACAAGTTATTCAAGTTGGAACTACCAATGTGGGAAGTGGTCAGATTGCAGTAACAAATAACCCACAAGGGCAAGTTGTAGCATCTTTGGCTCAGTTATTAGACTTTGGTACAGGAGTAACAACTAAAACAAGTTCTGTAGCCACTTTGACAATTGATGTCTATGGTCGAGTTGTTGGTTTTAGTACACCAGATAATTTTGATTATTCTATGACTGCTTATGATGCTTCTAGTGGTCAAACTGTATTTAGTGTAAGCAGAGGGTCGGAATATATAACTGGTAACTGTTTAGTCTTTGAAAATGGACTTCTTTTAAATCCTAGTGAATATACAGATAATGCATCTAATGTAACCTTTGCAACTGGAAGAACTCTTGATGACATTATCACAATTATTAGTATGGCTTCTGTAAATACTTCAACAGGAACTTACAATTCATTTACTAGAAATTCAGTAAGTTTAAGCAACCAATCAAACTATACTTGCTCTGGATTTAATATTGTTAGCGGAAATGAGCTTTTATTCCTTAATGGTACTGTGGTTAATGCTCAAGATTACAATATTACAGGGCAAGTTATATCATTTGTAAGTGCTGCAACTGGCGATTTAGAAGTTATCCAATGGACAAATAATAACCTTGGTGTACCTAATGGAAACCCAATAAATACCGATATTTACACAACAATTGGACAATCTTTATATCCATTCAGTTTTGACCCTAATGCCTTTAACTTATATAATAATGGGGTATTATTGTTGGAAACTCAAGATTATTCAGTTACTACAGGAAGCTATACTTTAGCAAATACCCCCACTAGCAATTTGAATATTTTGGTGCAACAGACATTCCAAAGAACAGGAGCAGTATAAAATGACACAGGCATTTAACCTTTCGCAATTAGCTAATAGCGTAAACTCATCAGGACAATTAGCTGGTACTGCAGTTACAGGAAATATTAGCGGTAATGCTGCCAATGTTACTGGCACAGTACCAGTAGCTAATGGCGGTACAGGGACTTCATCTCCTTCTTTAGTAGCTGGCACAGGAATTTCTATTTCTGGTTCATTTCCTAATCAAACAGTATCAAATTCAGGTGTTACATCAATTAATGGTTCTTCTGGATCTGTTACAGGAGTGATACAAAGAAGTACAGCAATAAATACAACAAGCGGAACTTCAGCAAGTTTTATTAGCATTCCTAGTTGGGTTAAAAGAATTACTGTAATACTTACTGGTGTATCTAAGGGTGGCACAAGTAGAATGCAAATACAAATTGGTAGTGGTTCTTATACTACATCAGGCTATAACAGCACAGCAGGTTCTTTAGGTGCTGGTGCTAACAATACAACAGCATCAGGTAATATTACTACTGGTTTTGTTTTAAATGGCTATACACCTGTTTCTTCTGAAACATTTAGTGGAAGCATAGTTTTAACTAATATTACTGGAAATACTTGGGTTGCAATGGGAATTATTGCTGATAGTTCAAATAATATTGGTCCAACTTCAATGGCAGGTACAGTATCTTTATCAGGTACTTTAGATAGAGTTCAATTAACAAGTATTAGTTCTGATACTTTTGCAACTGGTTCAATTAATATTTTTTATGAATAAGGAATAAATATGCATATAATTCAATCAAATGTTCAAACTGGAGAAGTAACTCAAATAGAATATACTCCAGAAGAACAAACAATATATGATGCTATGATAGCAACCCAAGAAGAAGCAAATCAAAAATCTGAAAATACAACTTCAACTGCAACTGCATAATATTAAAAAGACAATACATGATTCGACCCTTTGAGAGTACTTAGAGGGATTAACCAAGTAGCGGAGAAATCATGGCACTATTTAGCAAAAATACAATCACTCAAGTAAGTGGTTTTGATAATCAATGTATATCTGGAGAGTTGGTATATAACCAAAAGACTTTCTGGAATCTTGCGATGACAACTGCTGGAATACCAGTAGATTTAACTGGGGTAACTATTGATGCCCAAATTATCCGCAGAGAAGTTTCTAATCTTCAAGATACTCGATATGGCTTATCTTTTGATATTGCCGACTATGTGCCAGAGCCTAGTGCAGTTACTTTAAGCATTACTAATCGAAATGATGCTGAAGGCTTATTCACTTTGGTTATTGATGAATCTGCTTGGAATGTCATTAACTCAGACCCAGAATTAAATATTGCAGCAGTTGATCCAGTTGCATTTAGCGGAAGAATTAAACTAAGTTTCCCTGCTACTGGCACAACTCCAGCTCAAGATAGCATTATTTTCTTATTATTCTTGGTTCGTAGCGATGGAGTGGTGAACTAATATGGACTTAACTATCACTAAAGGCAATGTAAGTGATGTAACAGTCGAAGTAAACCAAACAGCTATTAATGTTCAACAGGCTAATAGCTTATTGGTTGAAGTTACTCCTACACCTACTCAAACAATTAATATTGACAGAGGGCTATATGGTCCATCTGGCTTTTCTGGAATAAGTGGTTATTCTGGTTATTCAGGATTTTCTGGGGCTTCTGGACAATCTGGATTTAGCGGAATATCAGGTTATTCTGGGTCTGGTATTTCTGGTTGGTCTGGTTTTTCAGGTATATCTGGTTGGTCTGGTTACTCTGGTTCTGGTGTATCAGGGTTTTCTGGTTATTCAGGTTTTTCAGGTATCAGCGGATGGTCTGGAATAAGCGGATATTCAGGCATTAATGGTGCTTCTGGTTTCTCAGGTATTAGTGGTTTCTCTGGAATTTCTGGATTCTCAGGGGCATCAGGCATATCTGGATTTAGTGGATTCTCTGGTTATTCAGGTCAGCAAGGTACTTCAATTAATATCATTGGTACAGTTGCAACTCCAGCAGATTTACCGCCTACAGGCAATTTAAATGATGCTTACATTGTTTCATCTAATGGTGATTTATATGTATGGGAAGGATCAAGCTGGGTTAATGTTGGACAAATTGTAGGTCCAGCAGGTCAAAGCGGTATTTCTGGATTTAGTGGCTATAGCGGTATTTCTGGATTTTCTGGAGCTTCTGGAATATCTGGTTTTAGCGGTATATCAGGATATTCTGGTATATCAGGATTCTCTGGATCAGGTGTATCTGGTTATAGCGGTTATAGTGGTTTTAGCGGTATTTCTGGTTTTTCAGGTTCTGGTGTATCTGGTTGGTCTGGATTCTCTGGCATAAGCGGTTTTAGCGGTTACTCAGGAATATCTGGATATTCAGGTGCTATAGGACAATCAGGGTTTTCAGGATATTCTGGCTATTCAGGATCAGGAGTTAGCGGATATAGTGGCTATTCTGGTATTAGTGGTGCAAGTGGTATATCAGGATTTTCTGGAATATCAGGATATTCTGGAAGTGGTATTTCTGGTTGGTCTGGTTTTTCTGGAATAAGTGGTTATAGCGGATATTCTGGATCAGGAATAAGTGGTTATTCTGGATATTCAGGAATTAGTGGCTATAGTGGTTCAGGTGTTTCTGGATATTCTGGTTTTAGTGGAATTAGCGGATTTTCTGGCTATAGTGGATCAGGTGTATCTGGTTATTCTGGTTATTCTGGTTATTCAGGAATTAGCGGATATTCAGGCTCTGGTGTTTCTGGATGGAGTGGCTTTAGTGGTTATTCTGGTTCTGGTGTTAGTGGTTATTCTGGATTTTCAGGGATAAGTGGACAAAATGGATTATCAGGATTTAGTGGAATTAGTGGCTATTCTGGGTATTCTGGCTATTCTGGTTCTGGAGTAAGCGGATATTCTGGATACTCTGGATCAGGTGTAAGTGGCTATTCTGGTTTCAGCGGAATTAGCGGTTATTCAGGTGCAATTGGACAATCAGGCTATTCTGGCATCAGCGGATTCTCAGGATTTTCTGGTCAAAATGGTGGTGGCGGTGTTCAAGGTTTTTATGGTTCTTTCTATGAC